TGATGCCCGGCGTTGGTGCCGGCATCATCACCGGCCGCCTCGGTCTGCTGCTTGAGTTCAGGGCCGAGCTGTTTGGTGTCCGGGCGCAGACGCACGAACGCATCAGCGAGAGTCGCCACCGCTCACCCCCTCAGCCCGTAGGCGCGCGCCAACACTTCACGGCGCCCGTCGATGGGCTCCGGCGCGGACAGCAGCCACGTGTCGAACTCTGCGCGCACCGCCGGCCACGTCGGCACCTCCACATCCGAGCCCTGCGAGCGGGCCAGCACCGCGGCGAGGGTGGCCGTAGCCACCTCCCGCTGCAGCTCGTCGAGCCACCACACGTACACCACGGCGCACAGCCCGCGCAGGCTCAACCCGCTAGCCGGGCCTGCTCCGCCCGCAGCACCCCGGCCTGCAAATCCGGACGGCCCCGCAACACCCTCAACGCCTGCGTCGTGTCGCGTTGCACCCGCTGCTCCCGAGAGGATGAGCCGCCCTTCGACTTCTGCCCGGTGCTCGATCGCCCAGCCGTAGAGTCGGACGACCGCCCAGTAGGGAAACCGTTGCCCGCAACCAACTCTGTGACCATCTCGGAAAGCTGCTGCGACGTGGCCATCAGGTCGACGATCGTCTGCCGATTCCTTTTCGCGGTCGTGAAGAACAGGCCCCAGTCGTCGGGGTGGATCTGCTCGCGGATCGTGTCCATGGCCGCGTTGCCGGCGTCCTGCGCCACCCCGATCACGGCCGGGTTCCATGTGGACGGATCGTCTGGGTCGAGTCCGGCCAGGTCGATGCCGCGGGCTTTCTCCATCAGGTCCATAAACGACAGGTCGTTGGCGTCGGGGTTGACGCGGATCGTCTCCCCGAAGTACGCAAAGTCTGCGTCGACCGGTTCCCGCACGGTGCCGAAGGTGCCAGCCAGATGCACAGTGGACACGTCAGACCACCACCGTACAGATCGCATAGAACTCGACCGTCGTCGGCGAACCGGCGTTGATCACATCGAATACCCATCCCTCGCCGAGTATGTCGACTTGAGGGCGCGAGGAATAGACGTGTACGTTGTCGCCCGGCTGAGCCCACCCGCCGCCGATGACGGCCTGCCCGGCCGGGCACAGCACCGTGACTCGTCGCTGTTCTCCGGTGGCAAGCGTCGCATTGCCTGCGGGAATTGAGCGCTGCATGCCGCTCGGCCCGGCGGGGCCTTGCGGTCCGGTCTGCGACCAATTCAGTGGCGTCCACCCGTTGGCGCACGTCTGCCCGGCATCCGAGTCGATGACGCGCATTGACCCGTCGCTGTTCTTGCGGCAGCCGTGGATCGCGCCGTTGGCGTCGGGAATGCTCGCCAGTGCGACACCACCGACAAGCAAGAATGCGACGACCAGCCCTGCCGCCATCCAGATCTTGCGAAGCATCAGACACCCAACCTTCCCGTGGAGGGGCCGGCCGCGTACTGCTTCCACGGCGCGTTAGGCGCGGTGGTCGGAACCTCGAACACGAACTCGCACGGCAGTACGGCCTTCGCGGGTGCCTTGCCGAATGCCTGCTCCACCGTGCCCGAGTTGATGGTCTGGTAGAACACCAGCCGGATCGTGTGGTCCAACGACTCCCAGCCGAGCATGCATCGCACCTCGGCCCCAGGGCTAGGCGGCACATACGACGAGGACGTTGTGGCGCCGGTACCTGACACGGTGGCGATCGTGCCGCCGTTAAAGACCCGCTTCACGTTGTTGAGCGTGTAGTTGGCCAGGTTGAATGCGAGACTGCCGGACCGTTCGGTGGTGGCCTGCCGAATCGGATCCAAGAACTCGGCAACGTAGATCGCCTCAACTTTGGTGGAGTACTTGAACTTGGTTCCGTCCTCCGTCGCGCCGAGGTTGATCCACGCCACCGGCCACACATCCAGGTCGTATGAGGAAGCGGCCGCAACGTATGCCGGTTCGGTCGACAGCAGCGGTGCCCAGAACAGAAAACCCGGGTCCATCAGAATCAGCGGTGTTGCGGTTGTCAACGACATCAGCCCTCGCCCCCTTCAACAGGCGCAGTGCGTACGGTGCTACGGCTACGGGCCGGCGCCGGCTCGGGCATGCCCATGACGGCGCGGCCCTCCCGGCTGTCCTGCAAAACCACCAAGCCGGCCTCGTCGTAGCCATGTTTCTCCACATTGGAGATCGGCACCACGTGGCCGACCCGGTAGGCGGCAATACCCGGGGCCGCGAAGATATCCGCCACCGCCACCCACGTGCTGTACTCCCTCGCCTCTTGATCGATCCGTTCCTGTGCGGCCCGCCTGTCGGCCGCTTCGTCGGGTTGTGTCATCGTGATAGTCCCTCCAGTGCCGGCACCAAAAACGGACGAGCAGGCAACGAGCGCGTGCCCATTTCGTGGAAGCGCATGTAAAACCTTTCCCGACTCCAACTGATCTGGGCCGTCCACTCCGGACCGTCGAGGACCGCCTCTGCGCGGATCGACGCGGCCCCGGCGCCGGTGAGTTTCGGCGCCCCGAACTCCGCCCTATCCACGACCGGCACCGCTGCCTCAAGCAGCGCGACCCGGATACCGGGGTCGCGGGCCATGTCCGAGATGGCGCCCTGGTGCAGCACCACCCGCGTGTCGCCCGCCATCACGAACCACCCCCCACGCCGTACGCAGTGCACGCCCGCATGTAGGCCCTGACGACGCTGTCCGGTTGGTCCTTCCACCAATCCGCGTCGCGGTGATAGAGGGCGTAGGTAAGCTGCGCGCCCGCGTTGACCTTCTCGATGGCGTCAGCGGCGAGCGGGCCAGTTTCGGCAGCCCCCCCGTCTTCGAAGTCGGGCGGCGGCACGTCGCGGGGTGCCGGCTTGGGCGGCGGTTCACCCGGCACCACGATCAGGCGGTTGTTGACCATCACGGCCCCCACGACAAGTTGCTGCGCACCTGTACCTGCAGGGCCTGTATCGAAATCGTCTCCTCGTCGGTGCGCGAATAGTCGCCCTGCCCCGACGCGACACCCACGACCGTCAGCGGCCCGGCCAGCTTCGGGGCGGCTTTGAACACCGTGCCGATCGCGGTGAGTACCGCGTCGGCCTGGTCGTCGGTTTCCTCAACATCAACCGCAGGCCGCGCCAACGCCCGCACATACAGCGACACCGACACCAGCTCGGCGACCAACACACCGGGGCCTTCCGCCACAGCGTCGATCTGCTCCAGGATGCGCCACCCGCCGCCGTACACGCTCAACGCACCAACATTGCCGTTGTAGGCGTAGTCGACGCTGACACCGTCGAGCAGGCCCGCCGGCCCCGCCGCCGCCTTCAACGCGGCGATGATGGCCTTCTTAGCGAGGTTCGCATTGGTCGTGGGCATCAGGCGAACACCGTCCGTTTCGGACCCGGGTGCCGGGCGTAGACGGCGTCGACGTCAGGGATGCCGGTGCGGTCCTTCGCAGGTGTCGACAGCCGGTAGGTGCCGCCCTCCGCGGCCGTGAACGACAGCGCCCGGTACGGCACCGACGTGTCGCCCATGCCCAGCCTCGAACGCAGACGCACAATGCCCGCTGTACTGACCTCCTCGGGCGAGTAATCCAGACCGTGCTCATATTCGACGACGATGTTGCGGAACCCAATCGGCCACATCGCCCCGCCCGGACGGGTCAAAACACCGGTGTCGGTGAACCCGACCGCGGCCACGTCCGGCGCCGACCACGCCACCCCAGACACTGTGATAGACCGCAGGGTGCGCAGCATCGTATGCCCACCGGTTTCGCTACGCGGAATCACCAACCGGGCAATGCCGCGCCCCGACAGTGCGACCCGGGCGAAACGCGGCACGAACGCCTGCCCGCAGATCTGTTCGCACTCCTGCTCGACCTCGATGCGTTTCCTCGCCACCGTGGCCACCGGATATTTGACCGGGTCCAACACCGGCCGCATCGCGTATGCCTCCGGCAGGCCGAACATGAACCCGCCCACGACTTCAACGAAGTCGCGGCCGGTGAACGCGGCGCCGCCGAATGTGCCCGTCCAGTCGACGGTCAAGGTGTCTAATGTGGCCTGTGCCGGTAGCGGGAACGTGTAGATACCATCCGCGGGTGTCCCCTGGCTGGCGGCGCCGGATGTGACAGCTGTGCCGTCGAGCCGCTTCACAGCCACAGTCACCGCGCCGGCCGCGTCGAGCGGCGACCCGTCCACTGCGAATGTGTGTGACAGCGTCACCGCCGATGTCACCGCTACACGCATCAGCGCCATCGGCTTACCTCCGCCCTAGGTGCGCGTGCAGCGCTGTCAACTTCGCCGCGTCTGTAGCCAACCCAGACGCCCGCCACGCCTCAAACGCGGCCCGGTCTGCCCCATACCGGGCTGGTGCGTTCGACGCCCGATAGCTTGCATCCCAGGCCGCTTTACCCGCCACCGGGTGCACATGCTCGACGATGACCTCGGGGCAGTACACGATCCGGTCAGCCGCCTGGCCGAGGGCAAGGATCGCGTTGTCGACGTACATGTGCTCACAGGAGGGCAGCATCATCCAGTTGAGCGCGCGCACCACATCGGCGGACACCACCCACGCCGTGGGCATCTGCTCACCCTGCAACAGGTCGTTGCCGTACGCGAACCCGAACCCGCCGGGCAGGCCCTCGATAGCGTCGATGAGGATGCGGTCCCAGCCGTGGGTGCGGGGCCGGTGGTCGTCGCCCAGCGACGCGAGGTAGCGCGGCGCGTCCGGTC